CAGATACTTGTTAAAGGTAAGTCAGGCGGAACAGCTATTGACAGCGGTGATGTCCGGGTGTTCAGCCGGAAGTATGGGCAGACTTACAGCGACTTTCCGGCAAACCTGCTAGCTGGTGGTGAGCAACCAGCTGCTATCTCAACTGAACTGACAAGTTGGACAACTCTTGATCTGACAACAGCCAAGGCTCTTTCAGCAAAGGTATCTATTGCTGTTGGCGATTCCAACCACAGCACTGGTGATATAAACGGTCTGAAGGCTTACAAGGGAACCATTACACTATCCGGCGGGATTACTATTGCTGAGGCGGCACAGTATCTGCAAGCGGCAACAGAGGAAGGCTCGACAACCACTATCAACGGTGAACTTGGTTGGAAGTATCGTGCATTAAATGCTGCTTATACGCCCAACGCAAAAGCCCCATTCGGTGAGGTAGCCGGTGGTAAATGGTTCGTTGCTCAGGGCTGGTGGATCGAAGGTGCTCTGGCTGCTGACTCTCAGAACTACCAGATGACTAGTGATGATGGTTCTGTTATTAGCAACCCAGTTGTAACTGCTGTTAGTATTGGCGATCTAGTTGCTGGTGTTAGAGTATTAGTTGCTAGGGATGATGGAGCAGGTAGCTATATCGATGATGAATATACATTGAATGGTTCTCACGGATCTACCTTAACAACTGTAACAATAAATGAAGCAATTAAGGCTGATACACCTGTAAGCGGATATATCAGAGTAGGCGGTACACCATACACCTACTCTTCATTTAATAGTGGAACAAAAATCTTTACTCTTACAGGTCAATTAGGAGCTGTATATGCGACAGGAACACCTTGTTTCGTTCCTTTCTTAGATTTAACCGCTGATGCTACAGAAGAAACTTCAGCAAACTTCACGTTTAACTCAAACTTTAACGCAAGGTTGATTGCTCGTAAGGGAACAAGTCCTAGTTATAAACCATTTACAGCAGTATTTCCTGTAACAGCTGCTGGTGGTTCAATGAACGCCATTCTAGATTCAGATGAATAAGGGGCAGCTATGCTGACTGCTGATTACAGCAATCTTATTATACATTCAGATGCATCTATTTCTGATATTATTGCAATGCATGATGAGTTAAGAGAACTTGAATCTTCCGATGATGGTATGTTAGCTCCTGTCGTGCATACATATAAGCAATTACCTTTGGGTGGTGGTGGATACTTCCCAGCTGTTGAATTTATTAATGGATGGACATTCCAGTTCCCAGTCGGTAATTGGTATGTGAGGGGCGGCAACCTTACTGCTACTATAAATCCCGTAGCTGGATGCTTCGTAGAACGAACACAATCTGCAGCTTATGCAGTATCAAGTGCTCTTGGTGGTACTACAGGACCAACAGTAGAAGAAATAGCACAAGCTGCAGCTACTGAAGTATGGAGGCATACAACAGGAGCTGCAGTTGCAGTTAAATTAGCAGAAGCATGGGGAAGATTAGGGTTAGACGCATCTAAACCATTAACTACAAATCAAACAACAATAACTTTTGGTGATATAGTAATGGCTCTTTCAGGTGATTCATCAGAGACTATTGTAACTAGACAATGATTAATGCTAGAAGTATTGCTACTTTAGGAATCGGATTTAATCATTTATCAATTTCTACTCTTGGATTTTTATTAAATCAAGAAGATGTTCAAATATCCTTGTTTGATGTATCTAATATAATCAACAACAATAAACAAAATTATTTTGATCTAAATCTTGTACTAAATACTATTAATATCAGTTTAAATGATGTTGTATTAGAATTAAATTCTTTCTTTGAAAATCTGTATGATATAAAATGTGAGATTAATAACTCTGGTATTACACAATTTGATATAAATCAAATTGTCAATAATAATATAACTAAGATTATTGACACATATCATACACTTCTTCAATTATATGATAATTTTATTTTAGATTTAAATATCAATTTTATTGATTTAGATATTGATATAAAGAATACAGTTATAGATTTTTACATAGAACAAATCAATAAAATTGAAACAATCATCAATGAAACATTATATTTTATAAACGTAAATGGAGTTGACTTGGATATTGTTATAAGAGATATAGACTGTGATATTTCTATTTTTGAGGTAAAAAATGATTAAGAAGAAAAAAGGAGATAGTTTAATATTCACTGTTACTTCTAACAATCTTCATTTAATTGATGCAGTTTGGGCTAATTGGAGCTTTACATATGAAATTACTCAAACAATTACATCAGAGACTCTATTAACAGGAACAATGGATAGAGAACCTTTAATAGGTCATTTTTCAAAACATATTGATTATACTTTTATGGAAACTTTAGATTTAGGTAGTTATGTTATAATAGCTAAAATTTATAATAACAATCTCAACTATAGACAAGAATCTAAACCAGAAGTCTTAGAAATTATTCAGAATGGAATTTAAATGGCGCAACCTCTTATATATTCAGTAGAACAGCTAAAAGATTATATTCTTAGACATCTTGGTGCTCCTGTCATCAATATTGAAATTGATGATACACAACTTGATGATGCTATAACAGATACATTAGATGAATATCTTCCTGTAGCATATTCTGGTGTTGTTGAAAGATTCTTACCTATTCAACTTATAGCTGATACACATGATTATATTCTTCCTTATGATGTGTTTGCTGTTCTTGCTGTTATGGGACAAAATACTCTAGGTATGGGAGCTACAAGCTCAGCTCAACCTTTCTCTATGGGTCAATTTATTGCTGCTGATCTTTATCAACCAGGAACAGGTAAAATAGATCTAGCTGGATATGAAATGATAAACCAGATGTTAGCAACAACTGATCTTCTCTTCAGTCAAAAAACTACCTTTGATTTCAATTCAATTTCTAAAGTTCTTCATATAAATCAAATACCTGCAGAATTACAAGTTATGCTTCATGTCTATAAAAAATTAGATCTTACTGGTACTCCTACTTCAGGTGGGAGATATGCAGAAGAAAATATTTACAATGAATTATGGATTCGTAAGATGGCTGTCGCAAAGGCGCAGTTTCAGTGGGGACGGAATATAACAAAATACCAAGGGTCTACTTTACCTAGCGGTGGTAACTTAAATGGAGAATTTATCTATAATGAAGCAAAAGATCAAATAGAAAAATTATCTGCTGATCTACTAGATAGATATACTTTACCTAATGATTTTTTCCTAGCGTAAATTATGATAAAACAATTTAACCCATATCAAAATACAACATCTTCTATTAGATTCAATGCTACTTATGACAAAGCACAATCTAATGAAGCTAACCTCTATGATAATATAGCTTCAGAATATCTTTGGTTACACGGAGATGATGTTGTCTTTATTCCTAGAGAAGTTGGAGTAACAGAAGAAGTATTTGGTGAATTCTTAGCTTCTAAATTTGACAAAGGTTATCCTTTTAGAATGTTCGTTGAAGAAATGGAAGCTTGGGGTGGTTCGGGTGATATGTTCTCTAAATTTGGATTACAAGTCACTGATGAATGTACTGTTTGGATAACTAAAACTGCTTTTTCTCAAGGTGCATCTGATGTATATCCCAAGCAAGGTGATATCCTTTATATCAATAAATCACAAAAGTTGTTTGAAGTACAAGGTGTTGAGGATGAAGTAAAACCTGGTTTCTATCATTTCGGAAATAAAACTTGGTATAAGATCTCTAGTAAATTGTTTAGCTATAATCATGAAATCATTAACCAATCAGTTTCTGCTGGAATACCAGACGCTATTCAAGCTCTTGATAATTTACTAGCTGCTGTAGATAATTCATCTATATCACTAGAAGCAAAAGAAACAATGACATATAATACTAAAATTGAAGATATTGCAGATGAATTTGTTGATGATTCTGAAGTAGACCCTCTACAAGGATAAATTATGGATTTTGGACAACATAATATAACTAGAAAAGTTCTTGTAGCTCTAATGGATTTTCTTTCTAAGATTCAAATCGAGAAATATGGTTCTGTAGAAAATGGGTATGTAACAAGAAAAAGCATAAAGGTTCCTATTCAATTTGCTTCAAGAGATAAATGGTTAGAAGTATTCTCTTCATCATCTGCTAGACGAGCTATGGATCCAGAAATTAGAGATAAAAATCCTGTAGAAATGCAATGGATTTTACCTAGAATTGGTGTTCAAATGTCAGTCATGAGTTATGATGCTATGAGAAAACTAGTCAAAACTCAACGAGTGACTGATATAGTTTCTGATAATACAGGATCATTTTCATATACTCCTACTCCTTATAACCTAGATGTAGATGTTTATGTAGTTTCAAAAACATTAGATGAAAATCTTCAGATAATGGAACAAATACTTCCAAACTTCTCTCCTGGTATGTCTCTTGATATTAAAACATTCGGGGATGAACCACAGTCAACCTCCTTTATATTATCGTCCGTTACACAAGATATTCCAATGGATATATCAGAGAATGATGAAAGATTGATTACGTTTATCTATACCTTCAATATCAAAATAAACTACTTTATGCCAAAGAAGACTTTTGGTTATATTCAACAATATTTTACTCCTATAACTATTGGAAGTTTACCTGCTTCTGCAGCACCTAATTTATACAATTTTAATTCAAATATTTTCAAGAAATTTGATGGTACTGAGTGGAATGATATATTCTCAATTCCAACTAACTTTATATCAGATAATGGTTATCCTTCAGATTCTGTAACTACTGATTATTACTTAGATGTAATTAGTAATAGATTATATAAGAAAATCAATGATGTTTGGGTTGTTATAGGAAGTCTTCCTTCTATTGCAGCAGATCATACAAACACTACTTTATCAGTTTTATCTTCTCTTCCTGTATCAGGAAATTCTGGAAGTTTTATTTTAAATTCAACTGATAGAAAACTTTATCAATATGTAAATGATAATTGGGTCTCTCTAGTGACGTTCAGTGCTTCAGGTAGTATTTTTGAAGGTAGCTCAGTTCCTGCTTCAGGTAGTTTAAATGATCTATTTGTAGATTCAAAAGGCACCATATACCAATTCACAACTAATGGTTGGTTGGTTATCTATACTACAGGAATTGTTGTTTATCCAAGACATCTTCCTTTGATTTATAACATTAAATCAAATACATATCATGGTATAGATTATATTGAAGTAGATCAAAAATGGATTGAATCTAACAAGAGAATTGAATCAAAATTCAATAAATATGAAACAACATCATTAACACCTAACCCATACATTTAAGGATCAAAATGGAAATTATCAAGGACATATTCAATATTCAAGTTCAAGATGCTCTCTATGATTCTAATTATGAGTACTCTTCACCACTGAAAAAATACTTCTCCCTTAGAATATCAGATTTAAATTACTCCAATGTAAATGCTCTTGTTATATGGAACTTCGGAGATTCTAATAATCCAATTGAATATAGATCATCTTGTTTACTAGATGTTGTTGAACATGAATTTAAGTATGCCGGTATATATCAAATAACAGCTTTAATTTATATTGATTCGTATGTAATTCATGCAACGATGGAGTTTGAAGTAGCTGAAGGATTTCTTCCTGTATATATTAGTCCACCTGCTGGTTTATTCTATACAAATCAAATGATAACTCTTTCAACATATGATGAGTATTCTAAAATCTATTATACTGTTGATGGATCTGATCCTTTCGAATCAGGCACTTTGTATTCATCACCTTTTGAAATAACTTCTTCTACTCTAGTAAAATATGCTATTGAAAAAAGAGATCAATCTAAATCTGAAGTATTTCAAGCACAGTATAACTTAGAAACTATAAACCCTGACCTCACTATATCACCAAATGAAACAAATTATGCCGGAGATATAACAGTAACATTAAATTTTGATAGTGCTAGTATGGATGTGTTTTATTATATAGGTACCAATTCTCCTACTCCTTATACTGAATCCTTTATAGTTACTTCAACAGGAATTGTTTATTTTTATGGAGTAAGTAAAACTGGTGTTAGATACCCTACACAATCAAAATATTATAACATAGATAAGGTTCTTCCTGTTCTTTCTATATCTCCTTCAGCAGGTAATTACTTTAATGAATTAAATATTACCTTAACACCTAATAAAGTAGGTTGTATAACAACATATAGTGGTTCAGGTGGGGTGGAAGAAACGTATACTGGAACGATAGATGTAGCAAATTATTTAAGTTTAAATTTGGAAGATTCTGTTATATATAACATTCCATTCTACGCTAAAGTAACAGATTCATTTGGAAGATTTACAGAATATAATAGAAATTATACTATATCTGTTGATTTAGTTCCACCTTCTCTAACATTTGTGGAAACACCAAGTGATCCTGCTTATGGTTCTGCATTCTTGTTTAAATTTACAGTAAACGAAGATACAGCCCTAGAAGTCAAAGAAGCTATTGTTGATATTAAAGTAAATGATGATGCTTATGAAGTTTATGGTTTATGTAAATCAGGAATAATATATCAATATTATGTCTTTGGTGTCCTTCCTGGTGAACAAAGTATATTTTTTAAACTAACAGATAAAGCTAATAATCAATCTGAAATAGAATTTACATGGACAGTTGAATCAGAAATAATCGAAGAAACTTTTAATATTCTGCTTGAAAATGGTGATATACTTATAACTGAAGATAATAACATTATAGTTACATAAGAGGAAAATAAGATGGCTAATAAAAAAATAAGCGAATTGTTAGAAATAACTTCATTGGCAGGAACAGAAGAACTTCCTGTTGTTCAATCTGCATCAACTAAAAAGATTAAGATAACATCAATCTTAAACAATTTAAAGAGATTGGAAAATGTATCTGTATCTGGGTCAACTTCGTTATCAGTCAATAAAACTTATATTTGTTCAATGTCAGCAAGTGCTACTTTTACACTTCCTAACAGTTCATTAGTTATAGGAGATTATATTGAAATTATAGATGTGCTTGGAAATTTTTCAATAAATAATCTATATATTAATAGAAACGGGATTAATGTAAATTTTGTTGCTGAAGATCTAATTTTAAATCAAAATGGTTTGAATGTGAAATTAGTATACTATGGTGGGACTTTAGGTTGGAGAGTATCAAAAATCGATACTTATGATATAAATTATTATTCATTAAATTCAGGAATGTGGGTATAACAAAATGCAAATTATTAATACAAAAAACGTTATTCAGGCGTTTATCCCAGATCCAACAAAAAGTTTAACCTCATCTACTACAGGTACAAAAATATTTTCAAAGTCCGCAACAGGTTCTGAAATAAGCATACTAGGCTGGTCAGCAATCAAAGTGCGTCCTACTGCTGATAGTAACTACTACTACAACAGTGACAGTACCAAGACATGCACCCTACCTGCTGATGTTGAAACTATTATATGGGTAGGGCAGGACAGCGTAACGAGCGTAACCGTTACGCTGGGTGTTGGTACTGCTGAAGTTCAAGGTATGTAGCTATGGCTACAATATCAAGCACACAAACAGGCAACTGGTCAGCAGGTGGAACATGGGTGGGTGGGGTTGTACCTAGTGATGGGGATACAGCGACTGTTGTTACTGGACATACCATATCAATCACGGGCGCAACAGTAATAGGGACATCTGGGGCTACCGGTACTATAGCCCTGACGGTGGCGGGGACAGGCGTATTAAATATATCCTCTTCGTTGACGCT